AGCGAAGCGCATAGCCAAAGATAATGCCGCACGTATGGCCAGAATAATAGCTATTGCGGTATTGGGCGAAGACTACCACGTTACCGAAGTCAGCGAAGGCGGCAGGGTTAAGACCTATAACGACGATAAGGAGTTAGACCGGCTTACGGCCCTTATGATCTTATGTTGAGTTCAACATAAGATCATTAATGTCTGACATAGAATTATGTTGGGCATTAGTCTAAACAATTAATAATCAATCGTTCTTTGACATTTTGCACAACATAATTCTATCTTTGGAGGGATTAGAGACTATCTAAGAAGGTCATTAACTCCTTATCCTCTGACCATTTTCGTGATGGTGCATCAGAAACGGACTGCTCACATTTTTTGAGAGCTTCTAATTTCCTCTCCATGCTAATTTCGGCGTAGATGTTAGTTGTATCAATCGAGCTATGTCCCATCCAATTTCTAACCATATCAATATCCGTTCCAGAATTAAGTAGATGAGTGGCGGTTGTATGGCGTATAACATGAGGAGATGGGCGTTTTTTAGCAAGAGATGGATGATTTAAGATTACATCTTGTGAGTATTTCTTTATCATTTCATAAATACAGAATCGACTCATAGGCTGATTGAATCGGTTAAGAAAAAGGTAATCGTCAGGCAACTTGTTGTCTATAAATGGCTTGAGTAAATCCCAGAAATCCTCCCATAGAGGACAATTTCTCTCTTTACGCCCCTTGCCATGTAATGTCACCATTGGCATTCCACGTTTTGAAGGCATCGCAACATCCTTCACTTTAACACCAATAACTTCAGACACTCGGGCGCCAGTATTATACATGAATAAGATAATGACATGATCCCGATTTCTTATCCCTTGATATTTACATGTTTTCAATGGTGCAGCAGCCAAGGCTTCGATTTCAGATTTGTCCATATAGGTTATCATGCGTTTTTCTGTTTTCTTTGAAGGGATAAGATTGACATTGTGACACCAATCTATATGTTCAGGAGATTTCCACGCCAGAAACTTTGCGAAAGCCTTTATTGCAGCTAAACGATTATTTCTTGAAGAAACGGTAATTTTTCTCTCAAATTCCAGATAATCAAGAAATTTTGTAATAACGTCAGTCGTAATATCCGAGATTTTGAGATTATCTATTGCAATACTTGTTAATGTCGAGACATACGATACCAACATGCGGAATGTATCACGATAACTCATCTGAGTGTTACGACTAAGGTTGCGAGTGACAATTAAGTACTCTACGAGGAATGGTCTTAGCCAATAGCCAAGATGTTCTGTTTCAGCAATTTTTCTATTTTTCATTATTCGTGTTTTTATAAGCATAAAACAATTTGTTTGCTTCCTGCAATAAAGTTGGCGTCTTTGTTAGATAGACGGAAGTGAAGGACACGTTAAGATGCCCCAAATAGGTAGACAACTTCGGCAGTAAATCCTGTACGTTCTTTCCTGATTTATACCAGTTAGTAAGGACGTTGACCGCAAAAGTATGGCGAAGATCATGGATTCTAGGCTGATGGCGTCCTCTATCAGGGAAATAAAGACCTGCATTCTTACGAATGGTTGCAAATATCTGATGTAGAGATACCAAATTAACTGGTTTTCCTTTCAGATTTATGAAAACGTATGACTCCTCTTCCATTGGGTACATTTGAGTCCTTCGCCATTGTAATATATCTTGTATCAATCTTGAGACTTGTTCGTTGAAAGTTACCAAGCGTGACTTGTAGAACTTACTACAATGTATATGCACGTACATATTATCCATATCAATATCCTCAATTTTTAAGGATAAGGTCTCACTTATTCTGAGTCCAAGCACATACGTGATCATCAAGATATATCGTATACATATTGGCTCATTAACAAGTGGTCTATATTTGCGATATGTAAGCGCACAATCAAATAGTCTCTTCAGTTCGTCATCCGTATATATGTAAGCGGGATAATACTCTGGAGCTTTAGGTAGAAAAACGGGAATAGGTATGTTTTGAATGAGTCCTCTGGAAAAAGCCCACTCGAAAAGTTTCTTCAGAATGCAGTGCTGAGAATGCCAATATCTGGTGATGACATTTCCTTTTCTGTAAAGGAAGGCATTACTATCACTTTCCGTTATTGAAGTTAATTCTGTTGTTTCTCCAATGAACTTAGCAAATAGTCTCAAAGAGTAGGTTGTACTCTGATCCTTGCGACCAATAGACGTACGAAACTTGATAAATGACTCAACGGTTTCTTTTATACTCATAGAAACTCCCCCCAGTTTATATTTGAAACATCTCTAAGTGAATTGAGATCCACTTTTGCATATACTCTTGTCGCTTCCATACTTTTGTGACCTAGTAAATCACCGACTTCCTTTAAGGTTTGTCCTTTGTTTATCAAGAAAGTTGCATGGCTGTGGCGTAAACAATGGGGTCCCTTGTGCCTAACTTCCATTTCACTGGATTTCAAATACCTATATACGACGGAAGCTATGGCTGTACAAGATATAGGACGTATTGGGGCTGGTGTACAAAAGAACAAGTTGTCGCTTCCTATGTCATTTGGCCTTCCCTGTTTTAGGTAAGCGATAATAGCTTCTCCTACATTATGTAGAAGTGGTAATACTTGTGGTCGACAATTCTTTGCATGCTTAATATAAATTTGTTCTTTACGCCAATTGATGTCGCTAACCTTCAAGTTCGCAACCTCACTACAACGTAAACCGTACATCGCAAGTAACATAAAAATAGCATAGTCGCGCGATGCGGATTTACCTGTTTGTTCTTTTACGGTTTGTAACAGTTTTTGAACTTTATCCCACGGCAAGAAAGAAGGGAGATTTTCTTCACTGTATACTTTGGGAGTGATTAAAGCTTTGTCTAGGTCGGCAACACACCACCCCTTTTCGACTGCATAACGTAGATATACACGGACACAACACAGGTACTCTTTCAGTGTATTACGTTGAACCTTGTTAACCGTGTAGTATTCAATGTATTTATCTATATCTTCCATTGTTAAAGGGTATGCCTGGTTCTCCTTTTCTATTATCTTGTAAAAATAAGTGAGTATATCTTTCCTTCCCTTGATATAGGCATGAGAATATCTCCTGTATGCTAAGTGATTAAGGTATTCATTTATGCGCATTCCTGATATTGAAGGAGATTCTGATTCTGGTAGCATATGTAGCTCTTTAAGCCACATATTTGCAAAATAGGTGAAGAAACTGTAATTAGACTTGGTACCTTTTTTCTTGTGAGAACCTTTGTCTTCCAGGTTTTGCCATTTTTTTGCTGCATTTGAGATTTCCTCATTGGTAACAGTACGGAAGTTCTCTAAATTAAGATACTCTATTAGATGAAGTTGGTACTGTGCATAAAGCTGAAGTGTCTTTCTTTTAAAACCTTTTGATTTGCAATCCATCAAGAAAGACATTCTCTCATTATAAAAGGGAGCAGCAATCAGTCTGACTTTGTGCCATTTGCGTTCTGCGAGATAATTGACCATTTCATCTTGATAACGAAAATCTAAAAGGCCTACGTATTGTAAGAAATCAACCGCCATCTCAATAAATTTGATTCGCGAGGAAGGGCAATCATGATGTTTCCGAGAATGATAATGACCAGAAATGGGTGAAGACCATAGACGTGCTGCTTCAACGACATCATCAAGAGATACAATTCTCTTTTTTCCATCATGAAGATCGAAATATTGGATAAACTTGAGCGAATACCCAGCCCAACCCAATAGTGTTAGCCGGGACAACCCTTCCTTACTTTTCATAGTCAGAAAGGATTCTCGCTCCTTTAATAATGGTGCAGCCAAATGTTTTTTAAGGAATGGCTTGCGGATAATAATTTGTTCTAACATGCTCTTATAATTATGTGAGTAATACAATATAATATAACGAGCATCTATAATTATGTTGTGCAAAACTCGACAAGAACTCTAATTATCAAGTAAATATGAAAGAAACTGACATAAATAAATGGGTAACATTAATGATCTTATGTTGAGTTCAACATAAGATCATAACATAGGCTAACGGTTTGAATTCAAAAATATCAGGGTTTGCAATACCTCCGGTG